CGAAAAGGCACGATGCATTTCGGCTTTTGTCCGGCGCGTACTGGTGAATCACCGACGTTTGCCGCCAACCAACGAAGCAGCCTGTAATTTAGCTCTGCATTGCGGCAGTCAATATCGACTGCAGCCGTCGTCTTGCATAAGACTCCGACACCAAAAGATGAATCTAACTCGATCCACTCTTTAACTAACTCCGGGTTGCTTTCAATCTTTTGCCATTTTTTCGCGCTCGATGGCGGGTTCTTTTTCCCAGCCAGCAATGGAATGATTTGATAGCCACGCTCGACTAGCCGGTGGCCGTACTCCTCGATCATCGAACCCCCTCACAAATATTTGGCAGCGTTTTTATCTGCCCAGGTCGCCAACGCTTCTAGCTTCTCGGCTAACCAATCAAAGAAACGGGCAGCAGTGATTGCTGACCAATAAAGAACCTGGAAAAGCCTAAAGCGCACGCCAGATCTCGACAGTGTCTTGAACCAAGCGCGGGCAAAGATCACGCCAAGTGACCCGGCCTTCTGTGAGCATTTCGATTTGGCATGCCCGGTTCGCTGGCACCTCACCGTTAGAGCGCCATGCCGCCACATTCTGCTTTTCGATGTCGAGCAGCAGTGCGATCTGACGGTCACTCACAAGTGCTAAGTGTTCTTTCACGTCGTTGAGCGCACCGTTCACGTCAGCTACGGGGGGAATGTTCTGAGTCATAGATATTTCTCGCTGTTGAGACAATCGATGTTGCAAATGGTGATTGTCGCAAGCATGATACAACTTTGCTTCCGGTCGTCAACTATGGGGATAAAATCTGTGCAGCAGTTTGATTTAGACCTCGAACCCGCTCACGCCACATTGAGCGCAAGCTCTGCGCACCGATGGATTGCATGCCCTGCCAGCGTTAAGGCGCAAGAGGGTTTTGCTGATACCAGCGGCGCAGCGGCAGAAGAGGGCACTGCGTTGCACGCGTGCGCAGAAGAAAGCCTGCGCGAAATGATCCACCCATATAACTTGGTAGGCGAAGAGTTTAACGGCTACACCATCACGCGAGAGCTTGCGTACTTGGTCAACGTCTACGTCGAGCACTGCCATAAACTGCCAAGGGAGCGCGTGTTTATCGAACAGCGCCTTGATTATTCCCCTTGGGCAGATGGCGGGTTTGGCACGGCGGACTACCTAGCGATTTCTGATCGTGGCGGCGAGGCATGGATAGTAGACGCTAAATTTGGGCGCAACCAAGTCGATGCGGACAACGATCAACTTAAATGCTACGCGTTAGGCGTGCATAACGAATTTGGGTTCGACGCGCAGCTAGATATTTACCACATGACGATTGTGCAGCCCCGCTTGGGTCACATCGACACGCATACAATGACGGGCAAAGAGCTTTTAGCTTGGGGTAGAAACACAATGGCGCCGGCTGCAAAGGCTGCGCTGGGCGACAACCCGCCTTATAACCCTGGTGAAAAACAGTGTCGGTATTGTCGCGCTGCTGGTTCCTGCGAAGCGCAGTACGACCATGCTGTGGCGACGTTAGGCAATGATTTTAAGGACTTGACGCAACCGGCACAGCTTACGACAGAACAACTCACAAACTTGTTACCCCAATTGGGGTTTATCAAAAACTGGTGCGACCAGGTCGCAAACCATGCCGAAGAGTCGGCGCAAGCTGGCACACAGATAGAAGGCTACAAGCTAGTCGAGTCGCGCACGAACCGTAAATGGAGCAATGAGTCTGAAGCGTTACGCGTCATGCGCTCTCTTACTAATGAACCAGTGCAATCACTCAAACCTATTTCACCCTCGCAAGCGATGCGCATGCTGGGGCCGAGATGCGAAGAGCTAAACGAGCTAATCGTAAAACCCAATGGCCGACCAACACTCGTTCCTAACGCTGACAAGCGGCCGGAACTGAATACGTTGGACGGTTTTAACGTAATCGAGGATTAAGAAGACTATGAGTCAAATGATGATAGAAGGCGCACGCCTAAGTTTCCCGGCGCTATGGACACCGTCAGCGTTTCCAGGCAACGAAGCTAAGTACAGCGCGGTGTTCATGCTGGACAAGAAGCAGCACGCCAGTGTGATCGAACAGTTGCTAAAGCTAGATGATGAATTGGCTACAGCAAAATGGGCGGACAAGTTGCCAAAGAAACTGTTTCACGCGTTGCAGGATGGCGACGAACTAGACCGCCCAGAGTATGAAGGCCATTACATTCTCAAAGCCAACAACCGCAAACGCCCGCTAGTAGTCGATAGGGATATGTCTCAGCTTGTCGAAGAGGACGGCAGACCGATGGGTGGTGATTACGTTAATGGGCGAGTGCGTCTTTACGCTTGGAGTAAAGAGCGTCAGTTCGATGGCATTTTGTGCGAACTGCAGGTAGTGCAATTCGCCAAAGAGGGCGAACGGTTTGGCGACAGTGCAGGCTCCAACAATCTTGACGGCTTTAAAGATTTGAGCAAAGAAACCGCCGAAGACGTAGAAGAAGAAGCGGAAGAGTTTCTCGCGTGACGGACATCAGTCTCGATTTCGAGACGTATTCTGAGTGCAATCTGAAGTCGGCGGGTGCGTTCGCGTATGCGGATCACCCCTCGACGGAAGTGCTTTGCATGGCTTGGGCGGTAGATGACGAACCGCCCCAGCTGTGGACGCCAGACATGCCTTTACCGATAGAGTTGTTTCGACTCATCGAGCGCGGCGCTCAAGTCTGGGCGTGGAACTCATTTTTTGAATTGGTCATTTGGCAGCGCGTCTTAATGTGGCCAACGATTCTAATTTCTCAGTGGAACGACACTGCCGCGCTCGCTGCCGCGCAAGCCTACCCGCGCGCATTGGATAAATGCGGCGGCTTCATGGCTATGCCCGGCGACGCTGCTAAAGACAAGCGCGGGAAATACTTAATTCAACGACTGTGCAAACCCTATCGCGGCAAACGCTTGGATGATTTTGCGTTGCTGCAAGAGCTTCACGACTACTGCGTGCAGGATGTTGTTGCGGAACGAGCGATTCGTAAGCGTTTACGGTCTCTGCATCCCTCAGAACGCGAGGTGTGGGAAGCCGATCAACGTATGAACCTGCGCGGCGTAAGGCTAGACGCTGCAAACTGCGAGCATGCAATTGAAATTATCAAAGCTGTTGAGTTGGCTCTCAACGCAGAAGTTTTTGAGTTAACCCAGGGGCAGCTAACCTCTACCTCTTCACGCGCAAAGTCATTGGAATGGATCAACAGCCAAGGCTTGGCGATGGATAGCTATGATAAAGCTGCCGTCACTTGCGCGTTACAGGGCGCATGCCCACCAAAAGTTGAGCGGTTCTTAGAGATTCGGCAGGCGTTATCTCGGTCAAGCACGAAGAAGTTTCAAGCAATGCTCGATTGCCTTGGTAAGGATGGACGCGCCCACGGCACCACTCTCTATCACGGCGCTGCTACTGGACGGGCTTCTGGTAGGCATTTCCAGCCGCAGAATTTACCGCGCCCAATCGTTGACGATGTTGACAGCGTTATCGATTGCCTGCGTTTCCGTTGCGCGGATCAGTTGCCTGGCGAACCTATGGCTCTGCTTGCGTCATGTTTGCGCGGGATGTTAGTTGCCAGCAAAGGCAGGCGATTAATCGTGTCGGATTACTCGGCGATAGAGGCAAGAGTTTTAGCTTGGCTGGCTGGACATAAGGCTGTGCTGCAATCGTTCCGCGACGGACTGGATCTTTACAAGGTGACGGCGTCCAGCATGTACGAAATTGGCTACAGCAGCGTCGACAAAGATCAACGGTTTATTGGCAAGGTCGCATCGCTTGCGCTTGGCTATCAGGGTGGTTCCAGAGCCTTTACGAAAATGGCGGCGACATATGGCACAGCTGTTGACGAGTCGACAGCGCTGAAGATACGCGACGATTGGAGAAGTGCGAACCAACCCATAGTGCAACTTTGGAATGACGTAGAGGCCGCAGCCTATAAAGCGATAACCGATGGCAAGCGTACCTCAACGAACGCTGGCGATTTTATGCTGTTGAAAGGTGACTTACTTTTTAAGTTGCCATCCGGCCGGTGTTTATCTTTCCCGAAAGCCGTCATTGAAGGCGGCAAGTTGACTTACGAAGGAATGAACAATTTCACACACAAGTGGGGAACGATTCAGACATACGGTGGAAGCCTGGTGCAGTCAATCACCCAAGCTGTGGCGCGTGACTTGCTCATGCACGCCTTGCTCAAACTTGATGCCGCAGGCTATGACCCGATTCTGACTGTCCATGATGAAATCGTCGCTGACACAAAAATAAGTCACGGCTCTCTTGATGACTTCAACGCGCTGATGTGTGACTTGCCTGCTTGGGCTAAAGGTTTGCCGGTAGCAGTGGAAGGATATGAGTCACAGCGGTATCGCAAATGAGAGAGTCCCACGTCGAGCAAACTGTGAACGCCTATGCGCGTGATCAAGGGTGGTTTGCTTGGAAGTTTGCATCGCCAGCGCAGCGCGGGGCGCCAGACATGATTTATTTCAAGCAAGGCGAGTGCTTGATGATCGAATTTAAAGCGCCAGGGCGCAAACCTACGCCCTATCAGCACGCGATTCACAAACGATTTAAAGAGCACGGCTTTCACGTTTACGTCATCGACAATATTGACCAGGGGAAGCTGCTATTCGCCGTTTAAATCATCGTGATCTGCACCCTTACCAGCTTAAAGCAGCGCAGTTTGTCAAAGACAACAAGCATTGCGCTCTTTGGGTTGACATGGGTTTGGGCAAAACCGTTAGCACGCTTACCGCCCTGGTGGATTTATTAGCGACCAAAGAAGTGCGCAAAGTGTTAGTGATTGCACCGCTTCGAGTGGCGCAGCACACATGGCCAGAAGAGATTCAAACGTGGGCGCACTTAAAATCCATAAAGTATTCCGTGATTGCGGGCCTTGGCGCAAAGAAACGCGAAGAAGCCATGCACTCGGCAGCGCCGGTGCACATTGTTAATAGAGAGAACGTCCCTTGGTTGATTGAAAGCCTTGGGCGCGAGTGGCATTACGACTGTGTGGTGATTGACGAAAGTTCTAGTTTCAAAAACCACGGCAGCAAGCGTTGGAAGGCTCTGCGCCAGGTAGTTAAGAGCGGCAAAATAAAACGCATGGTTCAGCTAACCGGGACGCCCGCGCCAAACTCCTTGATGGAGTTGTGGCCCCAGGTTTATTTGCTGGATCAAGGCGTTCGATTAGGTCACACACGCAATCGATTTTTAGGTGCGTTTTGCGAACAAGTAGGAAACCCTCAGTGGTCGCAATATCGTGTCCGGCCGGATCGTGTGGAGCTACTGCACACGCGGGTAGCTGACCTAGTGCTACGCATGGACGCAGAAGACTATCTGCAGCTGCCTGACCGCATCGATAGCGAGGTAGTCGTGCAGTTACCACCTAAAGCGCAGAAAGCATACGAGCAAATGCACAAAGATTTTCTTATCGAACTAGAGCGCGGCGAAGTGTTGGCAGCGAATGCTGCCGTAAAAATTAACAAGCTGTTGCAGGTTAGCTCTGGCTCTATTTACACCGAAGACGGTTACGAAGTTTTACACGACGCAAAGTTGGACGCTTTGAAGGAAATAGTTGAATCAGCAGGCGAGCCTGTGTTAGTCGCATACAACTTTGCTTGCGATGCAGAGCGTATTCGCAAAGCGTTGAAATGCGAGACTATTGGTAAGGACATAAGTGTCATTGATAGATGGAACGAAGGCCAAATAGATGTGCTTCTAGCTCATCCGGCCAGCGCAGGGCATGGCCTCAACTTGGCGCGCGGCGGATCGATCATTGTGTGGTACGGGCTATCATGGTCACTAGAGCTTTACCAGCAATTTAATGCGCGATTGCACCGACAAGGGCAAAAAAACCCAACAAGAATTATTCACATTTTAGCAGACACAAAGGCTGACCATTATGTTAAGGC